CCGTTCTATGGCTTGAGTCCGACTCCACCATCGAAGAGATAGTCCAAGGCCAAGGAGGCGTGACCCTGATGCGATATGCACACATTCCTGAAGAAGACTGCGTCTTCTGTCTAAACAAGAGAAATGCGGCTAGGAGATTTGAATCATGAGCTGTATATGCGCCTTCGTCGGCATGAAAATCTGTTTGAAGTGCTTGACTCCGAACTACGAATTATGCGGTTATGTGTGGGTGAAGATATGAAATTCTTCTGTAAATACTGCGGGATTGAATGGGATTTGAAAACCTTCGACGCCATTCAAGACGTTCAAGCAACCCAATGTTATGTGACCCTCAAGGGTGTTAATCATCACCTCAAAGTTAGATGGCCGAGGGGGGAAGTGGATGAGTAGGAGGACCAAACAAGCGATAACAACCGTGAGCCTCTTGGATACATGGGAAATCAAGCAAAACATGATGCGCGAGGGGGGGAACTTTTCCCGCTTCGTGCGGAACTGTTTGAGAGAGTGGGCGCGGTATGAACAAGAGATAGTATGCATACGCGCCACAACCGACCGGGTGCTTCTATGCTTCCCGCGCGATGCTAGGCTTTGCGTCGAATGTTGGCCCGAAGGCCCGCCGCCTCAATGGTCATGGCGCGATTACATGGGCGTCATTGATGAGGGCGATTATCAGCTTCATGACCAAGACACGCCGCATCGACATAACCACGAATGGATTCAAAATGAAGCTAGACTAGCCGGCGCGTCAAGTTCGGATTCATGGACGGTTGAGGGACTCTCATGGAGGGGACGCCCGCCACGTGCCCGAGCAGAGAAACAGAAAAAACGCCCGTTTCAATGGATTATTCGGCTCTTTAAGGTCAAAGAAAGGTGAAAGTGTCCCGTCAAGTAGGGGGGTAGCGGCGACGCTTTTCATGACAGCTCAACCCCGAACGCCTGCGCCCACAAATCCGCCGTGGAGGTGGGCGCGTCGGGGTCGGTGTATGTCCCTACTTCGCCCGTCACCGGGTCCACAGTAATCCCAAACGCATTAGCCCAAACTTGTGCCTGTGCTTGAGTCCGAGCGATTTCTTCGGGTGTCCGTGGCTCTCGTCCAAGTCCTAGCCAACCCCACAGCCCTTCCTCGCCGTAGGTGTCTTTGTTTGCCTTCCACCAATCGCGGACTTGGTTGACAATCCCCTGAAGATCATTAGGGGTACCGTAGAGGATTTCAAGGCCCGTAGCGACTTCAATTATAGTAATGGCTAGGTACAACTTTTTCCAGTCTAGGAGATAGCCTAGAGCTTCTGAATACTTGTCAAGTGCTTGGGCTCTCATTACGGGTTCAAGGTGCGTGCGTTCCCACGTCCCAAGCTCAAAGCGAACCGTCTCGACGTTCGATGGCTTCCGGCGTGGCATCTACAAATCACTCATTACACCATAAACGCCCGAATAAAAAGCGGCGGCGTTAGAGGCATTGGTTGAAGCAATCACCACCGAACATGGGCCGGGGATTGTTGCCGGCCCTCCATCAAGAACCGGGTTCCATATCGCTTGATATGAGGCGGTTGAACCGCCCTTCGCGGGCGATGCGAAGCAGAACATTCCAACCGCCCCATCAATATCTACATCATGCACAGATTGAGAGGCAGGGATAATGATGAGTTGGTAATTCTCGCCGCTATCACCACCCCAATAACAACACGCGGTCAGGGTCAATAAGCGACCCTCAGGGACTCCAAAGAAAAAGAAGCCGTTAGCCGCATCAGAACCGGCGGGTAATTCGCCTAGCGCAAAGAAAGGTTCCGGGTTGCTGTCCATATAATCACCCTTAGCACTTCTCAGCCCATCGGGTAATCTCTTTAGCTCGCTTGGAACCCATCAATTCAGCATCAAAGAGGGTCTTGGCCGCCTTCTTGACGGCCAAACTTTCAGCTTTAGACATAAGTTTGAAACGAGTCTTGGCCCGTTTTGATATGGCCATTAAGCATCAGTCCTGAAAACCATACGGGTATTCAGGGCAACCGGGACGCGGCATGGTGCAAACGTAGCCGCACAATCTCCTGCGGCCGCGCTGAAGCCAACCGATCCAATCGGTACGCCCGAACCGTCCAAAACATACACGGGTGATTCAAGTTCTGCGTCATTCGCGCCGGGAACCGCAAACCAATGCGTAATCACCCGGCCTTGGAGTGTGAGTCCTAGGCTTTGACCGTCGAGAACGCTCGTAAATTCCTGTTCCCCAGCTCCTGACGCCGTGACCGTGAAAACGTGATATTCACCGTTTGAGCAGGCGACAGAAACAGCCGCGGTTCTGGTTGCAGCCGCGTTAACTAAGACTTGAACGCTGTCCCCGCTAGCTATGAGTTTTGGATAAGGAAGCGAAGCGGGTAAACCGCAGTTTCCCCCTGATGTTCCCCCTCCGCCCCCGATTGGTAGAGCTAATTTTATTTTTCCGGCACTTTGCACGTATGCAAATATAAAGTCATTTTCGCACTGTAAACCCGCGCGAGCTGCAACGTAAGTCCCATGCTGTTGAGTTGCAAACGTGCCGTAAACTTGGACGCTTCCGACAAAATCGGCGTCCGTCCTGATTTCATCCTGCGTGCCTTCTGTGGTCGCTGAATTGTGAAGGGGAACCACATTACCATTAGTGCCAATAGTAGTTCCGTAAGAATTCACATTTGCCATAATCTCAAATCCTTATGCCGGCACCAAGTACGGGTGTGACCAAATTTCTATTAATTGAACTCAATGGACGGCGTAAAAGTCGGCGCCCTACGCGAAATGAAATCGAAGTGGTGAAAGCTGCTAAACTCATGGGTAATAGGTTGTTTTTGAAATTTGAGGCGATGGTAGCTAGTGCTAGGCTCGGGTTAGTCATCATATCAGAGAGCGAAATTTCACCGACTCCGACCGCTTCGCCGGGTATGTTGATTCCGCCGATGGTTTCGCCGGCTCCGTACCCAATATCGCCTTCGCCGGTGAAGAATGAAACTATTCCTGACCCGGTTGTCCCGCGCATTAGGATTTCGCCGTAGACCGCAGCTTCAAGAGCGTTCAAGATAGACCATGTCTTTCTTCGGCGTCTTGTCGACTTCTTCTTGGCCATACAACCCCGTCAGGCAAAACCTCGGTTATAATCTATCCTGTAAATTTGCCCGACTCGTCTTTGAGAACTTCTAGCGCGGGCTTCTTTGGTAGTGCAGAACCGGATAACATTTGAGCTAAAGCGGCCTGAATTGGGTTAATTTGTTCAATTTGGGGGATACCTTCGGCTATTACTTTGCCAATAGCCCCGGCAATCTTAGCATCAAGAGTAATTAACGCCAATTGAACCCGATTATTCATTATCACGAAGCATAAAATCATCAAAAAACCGTGTATCAAGACCAACCCGGCCAAGATAGGCACCCAATCCATTCTCCATCCGGAACCCAACCCGGTCCTTAAACCCTTTTTTTGGAGCTGAGAGAGAGAGAGTGAGTGAGTAGTGTATCTGTATAGTAGTAGTATAGAGTATAATAACGACATAACTAGAGCTTAGATGCATAAGTGTTATAACCAGACCTGCCTAGGACCCAATATGAGCCCAACCCCCCGAGACAGCAAGTGCAGTACCTGCAAACGCCCTTACCGATTTGCTGGCGGAGATTCTCTCTTTGAGTGTCGCCCCTGCTGGCGTCGAAGAATGAAAGTCAAATTTAGCGACAGATTCTTCTTAGTTCGTCGTGAGGGTCCGGCGAGTCTATGGTGGCCTAGATATTCTACGGTGGTGAGCGAATGAACTTTCAACACGAATGGAAGCAATACGATTACCTCAATTTGGATTGGCCTAAGACCTACTTCTCCAATCCCTACACTATGAATGAAGATAAGTGCGAAATTAACAGCTTGAGAGAATACATGAAGCGGGCCCGCGCCCAACACCCCCTCCGAGTTTTCAAGGTCATTAAGGACGGCTACGGCCATGAAATCAAGTGGAGGTGGATGGCGGATGAGTGAAATGACATGGAAAGACACGATAGATTGGCGCAGGGTTCTCAATTCTTTGACCAAACAGGAACTGGTCGAGATCATCCTAGCTCACGACATGGAGCTGATTGAATGACCCTCATCACCCGTGAAACTGCAATCATCCTTCACTTTCACCCTGAGCGAAAAGTGAACCCGGAAGACCCAACAGACGTTGAATGGATTGAGAAGAAGCCCGTCGTTTTGCTTTTGGATGATTACCCCAACCCGTCCGAAATTCTTGAATACCTTCTTGATACAATGGGTGAAGTCGAATGCATGGTACGCGCTGATTACGTCACTCATGAGAGGGGGGCGTGACCATGAATGAAAAAGAAATGATGGCGGCTATTTACTACTATGCATATCTTAACGATACCCGCGAAAATGCCTCCTACGTCATGACCGACGCGGAAGAAAGGCGCTTTTATCGAGCCATCGAAAAGTGCAATCAGCGCCTCTATCAACTATCGGAAACCCATTTCGATGAAGACGTGTTTTCTAAGCTATACGGTGAATAAAATGAAGATGCTTCTTGATTGGTTTGCGAATGAAATGAAAGAGAGAGGCCATCATGTGTGGCGCTGTAAAAAAAACAAGCTATGTAGAGCCGTTCTATGGCTTGAGTCCGACTCCACCATCGAAGAGATAGTCCAAGGCCAAGGAGGCGTGACCCTGATGCGATATGCACACATTCCTGAAGAAGACTGCGTCTTCTGTCTAAACAAGAGAAATGCGGCTAGGAGATTTGAAT